TAAATAAAATTGGTCCATTTGGAGCTGTCATTCGTTAAGCCGTCCATTCGTTTGCCATTGTTTGTAAAGCCGCCTGCCAGACGGCACCATCCGTCACTGGACCTTCTATTGAGTCCATCAGTGGGGCAATGTGAATGTTCCATAATGATTGGGCTTTGCGAGAGTGCTCTTCGGCCAAGGCTTGCTGTTGCATTTCTTCTTCATACTGTCTTTGAAGCTCTTCGGCTTCTAGTCGATCAGCCTCCTCTTGGGCCAATCGGTCAGCCTCTTGTTGATCGTAGGCTTGTTTGGCGGCCTCGATATCAGCAACAGTAACACTTAACCGTCTTCCCCCAGCCGATTCCACCAAGGCTTCTGCTACGGGTTGTAGATTTTCAGGAAGTGCAGATTGAACGGCATTAAATTGTACCGATATAGGATATTCATTTGTACGAATTTGATCGCCAGTGAAAACCTCATCAAGAAACCATGCTATTAATGATCTTTGCTCACTTGCGGGATCTAATGTTTTGTAGTATTCGATAAGTGAGCCGGTTCTTTGATTAATAAGAACTGGATCAGTTAGACAAGCACCAGACTGTTGTAAGATAAATTTGCAATTACTGCTTGTCATTACGCCAGAAGTTTTGGCCGATAAGTGCTCCGCTATAGCGTTGTCGTCGAGACCTTGGTTTCTTAGAGGCTCAACATCTATAATGAAATCAATCATCCTTTAATTCCTGTTTGTCAGACCAAAAGAACCCGCCCCGCCAAAGGCGACGGGACGGGATAATTTAAACGCAAGCTCTAAAAATTAGAACGATGCAGCCAAGATTCTTCTGTTGTCGAGAACGCCGAAGCCGAACTCGCCCCAACCGTAATAACCTTGACGCTGATGACGATGAAGAGCAGGGTCTTCAAAGATTTCAACTTCTTTCTTGACGGGCATAACAAAGCTGTCGTTAGCACCCTGATCAAGACCGATGATAAGTTCAACATCGCTACCTTCAATCGTTCCGCCAAGCTCGTTGACGAAGTAATCTTGGTACTCTTGACCGTCACCAAACTCGAAGAGGTCATGAATATTGACACCAAAAATTCTGGTGATCGAAGCTCCGTCGTCTCCAGAAACGTAGATTTCTCTACGGGAGATTTCATCAAGCTGATCGACACCCCAGTTACGGATATCTTCTTTAGCTTCTGGTGAAACGTAGATATCAGTCAAGCTTCCGGGAGCGGTAACACTGTTACCACCACCGTTACGACGCATAACGGTCTTCATCAAGCTTACAAGACGCTTGGTAAACTGACCAGCAGCTGCATCGCTATCGTAAACCAAAATGTTACGGTCAACGGCAGCAGCCAAAAGGGTATGCCAGCCGTCATCATTGATTTTCTTAACAAACGATGCTTCTAGGACCTGCATAGCGCGAGCTACGACGCCCCAGTTTGCTTCACGAGCATACTTTAGCAAGAAGTCAATCGAGCTAGTGATGCCGTAGGTGTTGATCTTGATGTAATCGCCTTCAACGTGACGCTCAGGAATACGTCCGTTACCGGGATTGGTAAACGCAACGTGCTCCGACTCGGTTCCGGGAGCAAGAAGATCCAATGGGAATTCTGGATCAGTTCCGGGAGCCATTGGCATTGCTTCGTAGATAGATGTAACAACATCTCCGAAAAGAACGCCTTTTCTCAAAGGTGTTTCAAGAGCTTTAGCGATTTCACGCTGTGCCTCGATAGCTACTGCTCTATCAGAACTACCAGATCTTACAATAAGATCTAAAAATTCTGGCGATGGCATTTCTTTAGTTGACATAAAATTATCTCCTTTATAATTATACATTAGTGTTTGGGAGGTCGATGAAAACTTTAGCGTAGCCATCTTGGTCTACACCAGAGAGGAATCTACCAACAACTCTAGTCGAGCCATCAGCGTCTCCGTCGTCGTTAGCTAGGTCGCTAGCAGCCAAGTTTCCACTGTGAGCAACATATGCGGTGTTGCCAGCAGCAGGACTTGCGCCTTCGATGCTGTTGGTAACAACATAACCTTTCTGAAGCAAGGTAACTTTGTTACCTTTCTGAACTTCGTCTTTGTGTTGGTTAAGATGCTGACGTGTTAGGTCAATATCAACCATATCGTTTAGCAACAAACCTACAGGAACTTTTCCAGAAGGAAGTGCCGCATATGTAACCAAGGCAGCGCCTTGATCCATAGCCGCTCCCGAACCACCAGTACTTAGGCAGGCAACGCCACCTCTAGTAGCCGCTTCATTCATAAAAAATGAAATGTCAGTTTGAAGAGTACTTCTATCAGTTTTAAGAGCCATTATTTATCTCCTTGGTTAATTATTTTTTTGGTGTTGACTTCAAAACAGAAGCGAAAACATCACTAGCAACCGAACGAAGAGATTCTGCTGGATCTTCTTGATCGTCATAGCTAGCAATGCTCTCTTCAACGGTTTCAGCCGTTTCAAGAACTTCTTCGCTAGCCTCGGCAGAATCAACTTCTAAATCTTCGCTTTCTACTTTAGCTTCTGCTTCTTGAGCATCCTCTTGAGCCTCTGGCTGTTTGGCAGCATAAAGAGCTACCACAGCCTCAAAAGCTGCATCGTCGATGCTATCGAAAGATTCTACAGCAGCGACAGCGGCATCAGAATCAAGACCAGCTTCTTCAAGCTGTGCTTTTCTCTGCATACGCATTGCTTTCTTCTTCATCTCTTTCATAGCTTCTTCTTTTTCTTCCATGTCTTTCTTCATTGCTTCAGAAAGTTCATTTGCTTCTTTAAGAGACGAAGCAAGAGACTCTTTCTCATCACTGATACGAGAGATCTCTTCGTTTTTTTCTGCCAAAACGGTTTCTAGACTCTGAAGCTTTGCCTCGTAGTCATTCTCCTTTTCGGCAGCAACTCTTTCCAAAAGCTGCTTATTTTCTGCAATCGCTTGATCTAAAGCTGACTGCAATTCAGCAACCTTGGCATCATTACTATCTGACATAGTTTTCTCCTTAATTGAAGATACAGTTAAAATTTGTGAATTAGATTCATCAAAAGATTTATTTCCTTCCAAAATGACACTACGAGGATTAGCGGGCTTTGATACTAGACCCTTACCAGAAAATGAAATGTTTCTCAAAAGCCTTCCTACCTTATAGTCTTCGTAAAGTCCGCTCCCTCCGTAGGCCCGTAAATGCTTTGTTAAAAAAGCCGAAGCCTCACTTCTTTCAATTATTTTAGTGCTGCCCTGTGAATCAATAAGAGCATAATCAAAATTAGGAAAAAGACACTCCATAGATACAAACCATTTTCCTTCTTGTATTTCATCTATCAAAGTGTTAACTCTTTCTCTTTGCTCTATATCGCTCCAAGACTTATAAATAACCGCATTGGTTACAATACTGAATTCTTTGGGAGGGTTTTCTGTTTCGTCATCTATAGGATTACCATCAAAACCAACAACTCTATTAGCTGTAATATGGCCAATTATATCCATCTCATCATGCATATAATTAAAAGGCTTGTCTTCTGGCGTACTTCTAGCTTTCCAAGTTTCACTTGGGTCAAAAACGTCGTCATTCTTATTCCAGCCAGTAGAGACGAGAATAGAGCTTAAATGAAATAAGTCTATCTGATCTTTATTTTCAGCCTTCGTTACACCGACAGGAATATTATCTACAATACATACAGGCTCAGATTCCGGCAAACAGTCAGCAACTTTTGCTATAGCGCAATAGTTTACCGTATTGTTTTTTATCAGAGGCTCTAAGCCGTCTTGTTTTTCATGTTCGTATATGTTCATATTACCCTCCAGAAAGTAATACACAAAATTAAAAAAAATAGGATTTTATTGATCTAATTCGCTAATTTCAGCAAATGATGCTGAGTAAATATATCTCAATTCTGAAGCGTTAGGCTTCCTATTGTTTATAGATATAAAGTCTTCTATTTTAGCGGTAGACAGTTCAGAAAAAACTTTTGGAGGATTGATCTGAGTATCTAAAAGTGATTTAACTACAGACTCGTCTATTTCCATAAAAGGCTTTAAACCAGTAAGTATACAAAGCTTTAAATGCTCTAATTGATCTGTTTCATTTTTGCTCAAGCTTCTTAAATTCTTTTTATCGAAAGCAGCCAGAGCGACAGGAGAAAGTATTTCAGATATCTCTTCTTGGGCTTTTACTGCCCAAAGTGTAGCTAATGTCTTATCGGAACTTTTAGGAAGTACTCGTTTTTCTTTCCTCTTGGTCGTGTCTCTCGAAAACTTTGGCCTACCATTATCAACAATCGGAGAAAATTCTTCCTTGGAGGGTGCGCCCGGCTTACTTGGATTAGGATCAGGAGCATTGGAACTAGGTGGAAGACCAAGGTCTGACAGATAGGTTTCAGTGTCTATAACGTCCTTAGTCAAGGATATCTTTGCTACATCGTCCTTGTGTTGCGGATTGTGATATGGTCCAGCCTTTTTAGGAATATTGTTATCAGAATCTCGATCTTTCACTTCTCTCTTAACTCGAACCTTTTCTATGGAAGGAATCTCTCTAAATCTTTCGAGTAGCGTTTCTTGCGATATAATATCTCTGTCTGCCAAATCCATCAAAAGCTTCTTCTGAGCAGCTTCGTCTGAAAGTACAATGGAGTCAAAATGAAGCTCTGCCGGAAATCTAAATCCCATAGCCTTTTGAATAATTTTAATTTCTTTTCTCCAAAACGCAGCCAGAACCTCTCTACCGTATTCTAGTCTTTCAATTAAAGTTTTTAGAGAAACGTAATTATTTGTATATCCACCACCAGAACTAGCACCAGTAAGAGTTGGAGGAATACCCAGTCCAGCATAAATACTTGTCAAAACAGGCTGGTATTTTTCAGAACCTAAAAATCTATAAACCTGAGACTGACTTTCTGTAAATTTAAGCTCTGGACCCCAAACCATATCCATAGTTCCGCCGCCAACATTGCTGGCCAGAATATCTCGAAGCTTGTTGATGACCTTCTTTGTTGGGATAATTTTATGGTCTAGGTCTCCAACTGTCCACAATCTAACATTCGATATAGCTCCATCTAGGGCGGCAATATCGGCCAATTTCATCTTTTCTAGCATGATGATATCATCTAGGATAGAACCAATCATAGGATCTGCCCACAGGTTCCAGTCGTCCTTTTTGTAAAAATAGAAATCAACCTTATCCGCCGGAAGAGGTATGGTTCTCTCTCCATTTCTCAGCCTCTTTACAAGATCTTCTGGAAGAGTCTTTTTGTTTGAAGCATTGTAATTAGATAATAGAGAATTGTAAGAAGTGTTAGATAGCTTTAGTACATATTCTGGAGTATTGCTGATTGTAGAATTAAAATTTTTAACATCTACGGAAAGAGGGTTAATAAAATCATATGTCCAAGGTATTTCCCTTTTTGAGAAATCTAAATCTGGTATCTTGGTGTCAGCCGCCATGCTCTTGAGGTTCTTCTCTTCTTTCTTGCTGATCTTAGCGGTACTTCTTCTTACTACAACATTACCGGTCCTGTATAAATAATTGAGAAATCTTTCAGACCTATCGTTTCCATTTATTTCAGTCCACCACTTTCTGTAAAATCTTTCAATGCTCTTATTTGGATGAACTAGCACAAGACCCTGAGTTGCAAAATCACTCATTAGATCAATTACATTTCTAATGATACCAACCCTAGAATAAGCCTGCATACATTGAGCAATAAGTTTTTTTTGCCTAGTTCCTACAGATTCACCCGGACGAAAAGTATCGTAATCACTTCTATTAAAAGATGGTCTAACGGATCTATTTGGCTCTATGTCTAAAAATGTTGTTTTGCCATTATAATGAGCTTGAGACTTTTGAATCCCGTCATAAGCCTCAATATTATCTGTTGTAGATCTATATACCTGCTCTCTTTGATTATCGCTGTCCCAAGTTAGATATAAGTCTTCTGACATTTGATTTCCTTTAATAGTAATGGCAATTGTACTGTTAATACAATTATACACAAATTAATAAACATCTTGGATTTTTTCTGAAAACCAAGAAGGTCCATTAAACATCTTTCCACCGGCGTCAAATCTAGAAGAATTCTGACCAGCGAACCCCCCAGAAATTATCTCAAGTTCTTCTTTTATTTTAAAATTTCTAGCAGACATATTTGCCATAATTAGTGCTGAGTATCTATCTTTTCTGAGTCTGCTTTTTCTACCGGCGCCCGTTTTAACTTCTGGAGTATCCCATCTCTCCCTACCAGTCCCGGTCTGAGTCA